CATCAACAATGACCGCCTGCCGTGCCGTATTGACGTGCTGTATGGCTACTCGGTCATCCGCGCCCCGATGGCTTGCCGTCTCTGGGGTTAACAGGTTAAAGATAGGAGAATACGACAATGACTATTCCTAATGGCGGCGGCGGCTATCAGCTTGGCGATGGCAACCTCAACGAACCGCTCATCGACGCTCTGCCCGATCCGATTGTTGTTACGGCAGCCGCGTCGCTTACTGCGGTGCAGGTGCTGAACGGCATCATGATCCTCAACACGGCTGCAACAACGTCAAATCAGGCGTACACGCTGCCGACCGTTGCCGATCTGGAAGCGGTTCTGACCAACTCGGACAAGGTCGGAACGGCCTTCCTGTTCCGCGTTGTAAACCTTGGCACTTCTAGCGGCACGGCTACTATTACGACCAATACTGGCTGGACGCTTACGGGGTCGCTCACCATGGCAGTTCCCGTTACGAGCGGCGCGGTCTTTATTGCCCGCAAGTCGGCGGCTGGTGCTTGGACGCTGTACCGCGTGACGTAAGCAACAGGCCCCCGCTTCGGCGGGGGTCTAACTCATCAAGGAGAACAACATGCCCAATACGAAGCCTGTTGGTGTTGCCTACGAGGATCCGTACCTCGACGGCGCCACCATCGTTAACCCGGTCTATTCGGCCAAGGGCGCAGCCCTGACGACGCAGTTGACGTCGATCACTTCGACGGCGCCCGTCACGCCGGACTACGCCATCCAGGACTTGACCTCCACGACGCCTTTTGGCTTTGTGACCAAGGACGAAGGCAACTCGGTGCTGTCCGTCATCGCCAACCTTCAGACGCGCGTTGCGCAGCTTGAAAGTCGGCTTCAGGCGCTGAACCTCATCGCGTAATTAAACAGGCGGTTTTCGGACCGCCTGTTCTTCACAAGGGAAAACCATGGCTGAAATTTACCTGATGCACTACCGTCATGGCATCAAGATTGCCACGATGGAACTGGAGGCGCAGTACGACGAACAGAACGGCTGGGTGCGTTTCGACCCGGACGAACTGGTTGCCGACGACTTGCCAGAATTGACGGCTGAAGCTAACGTGATGGCAGAGGCTCCGCGCCGTCGCGGCCGCCCCCGGAAGGACGACTAGCTATATGAAAGATAGCGGCATATACGCCATTGTAAATCTGGTGACGAACGATATGTACATCGGTTCGTCCGTTTGCATGGCTCGTCGCTGGCGTATGCACCGCCACTATCTTAACCACGGCGAACACCACTGTACGCATTTGCAAAATGCGTTCCGTAAATATTCTGCGGACAATTTTAGTTTTGAAGTAGTCGAATTTGTAGACGTTAAAACTGATCTTATACCGCGCGAACAGTTTTGGCTTGATTTATTTTTGCCCGCGTACAACAAGCGAAAAATTGCCAATTCTTGTCTGGGATGTAAACGATCTCCGGAAGCCCGCGCTCGTATGGCTGAAAGTCAACGCGGGCGTAAACAAAGCCCCGAAACCATAGCTAAACGGGCCGCTGCTTTGCGCGGTCGCCCTAGACCGGCCGAAGTTCGCGCTAAAATTAGCGCGTCTCATATGGGGTTGAAGCCCACGCCGGAAACGCGCATAAAGTTATCGTTAGCTAAAAAGAAACTTACGCAAGAGGTACAGATATGACGACAGCCGCTGATCTCATATACGGTTCTCTTCGTTTGATTGGCGCTTTAGCGGAAGGCGAAGTTCCATCTGGAGCGACCGCTCAAGACGCCCTTTCTGCAATGAATGAGATGATCCAATCGTGGAATACCGAGCGTCTGGCGGTGTTTTCGACCATAGACCAAGTTGTTACGTGGCCGCCGGGGGCGCGCTCGCGCACTATGGGGCCGACAGGCGACATCGTCGCCCTGCGCCCCGTTCTGGTGGACGACGCTTCCTATTTCCGCGACCCGGCCAGCGGCATCTCGTTTGGCCTGAAACTCATCAACCAGCAGCAGTACAACGGTATCGCCGTCAAAACCGTGACCAGCACCTACCCGCAGGTGATGTGGGTCAACATGACGTACCCGAACATCGAGATGTACGTCTACCCGGTGCCGACCAAAGTGCTGGAGTTCCACATCGTGTCGGTGCAGGAACTGAGCGCGCCGGCGACGCTCAGCACGGATCTGGCCTTCCCGCCCGGTTACCTGCGCGCGTTCCGGTACAATCTGGCCTGCGAACTGGCCCCTGAATTTGGCGTCGAACCGTCCCGGCAGGTGCAGCGCATCGCCATGACCTCCAAGCGCAACCTGAAGCGCATCAACAACCCCGACGACATCATGGCGCTGCCCTACAGCATCGTGGCCACACGGCAGCGGTTCAACATTTTTGCGGGAAATTACTAAGTGAAAACACCGATCCTTGGCTCCGCGTATGTCGCCCGCAGCGTCAACGCGGCCGACAGCCAGATGATCAACCTGTTCCCGGAGATGGTGCCGGAAGCAGGCAAGGAACCCGCATTCCTCCAGCGCTGTCCGGGGCTCAGCCTGAAGGTCAGCGTCGGGTTAGGCCCCATTCGCGGCTTGTGGTGGCACAGCGTCTATTTGTACGTCGTGTCGGGCAACACTTTCTACCAGGTCACCTCGTCTTGGGTGGTGACCGCCAAGGGCACGGTGGCGGGCACCGGGCCTGTCAGCATGGCCGACAACGGCACGCAGATCATGATTGCGGCCGATCCGACAGGCTACATCTACAACACCAACACGGGCGTCTTTGCGCAGATCACCGACCCGGACTTTCCCGGCGCGTCGGTCGTGGACTATCTGGACGGCTATTTCGTGTTCATCGAACCCAACAGCCAGCGCATCTGGGTGACGGGCCTTCTTGACGGCACCACTGTCGATCCGTTGGACTTTGTCAGCGCGGAAGGCGACCCGGACAACATTGTCAGCATGATCGTCGATCACCGCGAGGTCTGGCTGTTCGGCGAGAACTCCACGGAAGTCTGGTACAACGCCGGGCTGTCGGACTTCCCGCTGGTCCGCATTCAGGGCGCGTTCAACGAACTTGGCTGCGCCGCCCGGTACAGCGTCGCCAAGATGAACAACCAGGTCTACTGGCTGGGCAAGGACGACCGTGGCCGGGGCATTGTCTATCAGGCCAACGGCTACCAAGGCCAGCGCATCTCGACCCACGCCATCGAGTGGCAAATCCAGCAGTACAGCACGCTCACCGACGTGGTGGGTTACACCTACCAGCAGGACGGCCATTCCTTCTACGTGCTGGTGTTCCCGTCATCCGGCGCGACGTGGGCCTATGACGCCACGACGGGGGCTTGGCATGAGCGCGCGGGCTGGAGCAACGGGTCGTGGGTGCGCCAGCGGCCGATAGCGCAGATTTCCTACCAGAACGAGGTGCTGGTGGGCGACTACCAGAACGGCAACATCTACGCCTACGACCTTGACGTCTACACCGACAACGGCGCCCCGCAGCGCTGGCTGCGGTCGTGGCGTGCTTTGCCGACGGGGCAGAACGACCTGATGCGTACCGCACAGCACGCGCTCCAGTTGGATTGCCAGACCGGCGTCGGCTTGGTCACCGGGCAGGGCAGCGACCCGGAGGTCATGCTGCGCTGGTCGGACGACGGCGGCCACACCTGGTCGAACGAACACTGGCGCAAGATGGGCGCCATCGGTCAATACGGCTACCGCACCATTTGGCGGCGTCTGGGCATGACCATGAAGCTGCGCGACCGCGTCTATGAGATCAGCGGCACCGATCCGGTCAAGATTGCCATCATGGGCGCCGAGTTGCAGGTGAGCCGCACCGATGCCTAACATCACCAACATCACCCCGCCTCGCGTCCCGCTGACGGACCCTAAAACCGGGTTGATTGCGCGTGAGTGGTATCTTTTCCTGCTGAGCCTGTTCAACCAGACGGGCGGCAGCACGATCTCGCTGGAAGACTTTCAAAAAGGCCCGCTGGCGCAGGACATCGACATCAACGCCATTGCGTCGGCGTTGCAGTTGTCGTCCGGTACCCTGTCGTCTGATCTCGGGCCTATCCTCACGGCGTTGCAGGCGCTGGATGCATCGCAACAGGCGGCGTTCGACCCGACCAACTTGCAGAGCAGCATACAGGCGCTGGAACTGGCGCCCGCCTACACGCCGCAAGCTCCGCATCCTATTTAC